TACGACATGACGGTAAACGTAGGTCTGGGAACCGGAAATAGGGAACAACAGATGGCTATGACCGCCGCAGTCCTACAGAAACAGGAGCAACTCCTTGGAACCATGGGAATGGCTAATCCATTCGTATCTCCAGCGCAATACCGTAATACATTGGGACGATTTATTGAGTCTGCTGGGTTTAAAGACACAAACGAGTTCTTCCGTGAAATCACCCCAGAGATTGAACAGCAAATCCTTACGCCGCAGCAACCGCAGCCGGACCCCGCCACGGCAGCGCTCATGCAGTCTGCCCAAGCTCAAATCGAAATCGACCGAGCCAAAGCCTTAAACGACATCGAAATCTCTAAAGGCAAGGCAGCCGCGCAGATTCAGCTTGAGCGTGAAAAGGCAGCAGCTCAGTTACAACTCAAGACCGCCGAGTTCCAAGCCGAAGCCCAGTTGAAAGCGGCTAAGGTCGGAGCCCAAATCACAGGTAACGTGGAGATTCCTGGTTGAACCAAACAGAACGGGCCAATGGCCTACTGACTGACGAGTTTTTTATGGGTGTTGTGGAAAAACAACGCCAGATGTATATTTCCAACATATTAGACAGTCAAGACGAGGATATAGACCTCCGAGAAAGGGAGCGTCTAAAACTCAGAGGACTGGAAGAATTTATAGCGTCACTCCAATCTATTGCCAAACAAAAGGAAATAGAAAAGAAACGCAAGTGGGTTTTCTAAACTTAGGAGTCACAAATGGAAGAGACCAACCCGCAAGGGAGTCAAACAGACGTAAACGGAGCAGCCGCAAAGATTTTCGGGATGCTAGACCCGCAGCCGGAAGGCCAAGCAGAAGTCGAAGCAGCACCGGAAGAAGTAGAGGCGCAAGCCGAAGAAGCGGTAGAAGAAGTACAAGAAGAGCAAGTAGAGGAAACACCCCGGTATCGTGTCAAAGTAGACAACGAAGAACTGGAAGTCGACCTAGACGAGCTCATCAAAGGCTATTCTCGCACCTCCGATTACACGAAAAAGACGCAATCTCTAGCCGAGCAGCGTAAGCAAGTCGAAGCTGAACGCACAAAGATAGAGGAAGCCGCCAAACTCCGTGACACCTACTCCCAAAGGTTGCAGGTCATCGAACAGATGCTCTCTGCCCAACCCGAAGAGGATTTAACTGCGCTCAAAGATAGCGACCCCGTGGGGTACGCAATCAAGGTCGCAGAGAAGATGGAACGCGAAAAGCAACTCTCCGCTGTCCGCGCAGAACGCGAAGCTGTGCAGGCCAAACAGGCCGCAGAGCAACAAGAACGGCTGAAAGCCCATCTCTCCCAGGAAGCGGAACGGTTAAAAGCCGCAATCCCTGACCTGGCTGACGAGGTGAAAGGCGAAGTAATCCGTAAAGAAATCCGCGACTATGCAAAGTCTAACGGCTGGACTGACCAAGAGTTGTCGCAGGTGTACGACCACCGCGCCGTCATCGCTCTGTACCGAGCCATGCAGTTTGAGAAGCTGCAAAAGGCAAAACCTGCCGTGCAGAAAAAGGTAGCAGAAGCTCCAAAAGCTCTGAAACCTGGAGTCGGTAGTCAAAGAATTGACAAGGACTCCGAGATGGCTAAAAAGCTGTCTAAACAACTTAAACAATCAGGTCGCACCAGAGATGCTGCGGCCATTTTTGAACGATTTCTCTAAGGAGTTATAAAATGACTGTACCCACCAATACCTATTCGCGTTACGGCGCGATTGGTGTCCGCGAGGACCTCGCAGATGTAATCTATGACATTAGCCCCACCGATACCCCGATTATGTCGTCTATCGGCAAGGCTCGTGCCACCCAGACCGCCCACGAGTGGCAGACCGACGTACTGGCCGCTGCTACCTTTGGTAACGCCCTGGTTGAGGGTGACGACGCCACTTCGGCTTCGCTGACCCCGACCGTCCGTATCGGAAACTTCAGCCCAATTGTCGGCAAGACCGTTCAGATTTCCGGCACGTTGGAGGCTGTTGACAAGGCTGGCCGTAAGTCTGAGAAGGCTTATCAGCTTGCCAAGGCTTCTGCCGAAATCAAGCGCGACATCGAGAACATCATCACGGCTAACCAAGCCAAGAGCAACGGCACTATCAATACTAATGCTCGTAAGATGGGTTCGCTCCTGGCCTACATCAAGTCCAACACCTCCAAGGGTGCTGGCGTGACAACCGCTGGTGCAGACCCGACCGACAGCTCCGGTTCGTACACCCGTACCGACGCTGACACGCTCTACACCTTCACGGAAGCCATGCTCAAGACCGTCGCCCAGGAAATCTTCTCCGAAGGCGGCACACCGAAACTGCTCGTAGTTCCCCCGGGACTGAAGGCAACCGTTTCGGCTTTTGCTGGTGTTGCACAGCAGCGTTATGTAACCGGCGCAGAACCCACGACCATCGTGGCTGCCGCAGGTGCTTACCTGTCAGACTTTGGTCTTATCTCCGTTGTGCCGGACCGCTTTATGCGTAGCCGCGACGCTCTGCTGCTCGACCCCGAGTATGCTGCGCTCGCATATCTGCGTCCCTTCCAAACGAACGACCTGGCAAAGACCGGCGACTCTGAGAAAACCCAGATTCTTGCCGAGCTGACCCTTGAGGTTCGCAACGAAGCAGCTCACGGTGGTATTTTTGACATCAAGGCTGCCTAAACTGTAGTAAAATCGGGGGTGGGCCAGTCCCACCTCCGTTTCTAAATATGCAAAAACTAGGCGAAGATTTCGTAGCAGGAGAAAAGCGTACTTTCTACGCTGATGGCGAAGGCGGTCTCATCATCAAGTATGAGCAGGACGTCGCGCCGATATTAGAATTAAACAAAGCTGCTTATAACCAAACGGACGAGAGGGCACGTTGGGGCGAGATGGCTCACGTTGCAGAACTCCCGAACTCCGTAATAGCAGACTTGAATACCAAGGGCATTATGAGGGGGTTCACGGTGATAGACCAGAAGCGAATGAAGGCGTTTCTAAACGACCCGGAGAACCGTTATTTACGGACGAGACCGGGGAGAGTTTAGTGGGCAAGATTCACGACAAGATTAAAGCCAAGAACAGACTAGAAGGTAAGAAAATAGCAATCTGCATCCCGAGTCGGGGTGAGATGGAGATAGGCACAGCCTTTGACCTAGCGGTCCTGTGTGCCTACGACGCCAGACACAGGGTAGGACATCAGTCCATTTACACAGTATCCGGAACCCTGATATTCGACCAGCGCGAGAAGATGGCGCAGGAAGCCTTAAAAGAAGGCGCAGACTACATCTTGTGGATAGACGCCGATATGCGTTTCCCCAAGAACACGATAGATATTCTGATGGCTCACGACAAACCAATCGTCGGGGTCAACGCAACAACCCGTTCCATCCCTGTCAAACCAACAGCTAAGAACCTGTTGATAGACATGGAAAAGAAAGAAAACACCTGGATGCCTATTGTAAGCAAAGGCAAAACAGGTTTAGAAGAAGTCACCGCCGTCGGTTGCGGGGTGATGATGGTAAAGCGGGAAGTATTTGAAAACACACCGAAACCTTGGTTTTGGTTCGAGCAGATTCCAGGCGGCAAGTTACTAGGGGAAGATGTTTACTTCTGCATCAAGGCTTTAGATGCAGGGTATAAAACCTATCTAGACCACGACTTGTCAAACCAAATAGGCCACGTCGGACAGTACACGTTCGGCTGGCACGATTACCCAGAGACGAAAGATGGCACTAGCGACCTACAGCGACCTCAAGACTAGCGTTGCGAATTACCTCGGACGGAGCGACCTGACGAGCCAGATTCCCGACTTTATTACGCTGGCCGAACTCCGTCTGTCTCGTGATATTCGGACCCGCCGGATGCTGAAAACAGCAACCGCGACAATGACAGCAGGAGACGCAACAGTCGGTCTCCCCTCAGACTTCCTAGCAATCCGCGATGTATACCTGCAAGGCACTCCAAGAACAGTAGTTTCGTATCTCTCCCCGAGTGCGTTTTCTGCCAACTCACGGGCTGACGAACAAGGTCTACCCGTCTTTTATACCTTGCGGTCCAACGAGTTTGAGTTCGCTCCCAAACCAGATTCTGCGTATGTCGTGCAGATGCTTTACTACTACAAACCCGCGGTACTATCGAACAACAATAGTAGCAACGAGTTTTTAGCCAACTATCCTGATTCCTTGCTATACGGTTCTCTACTAGAGGCAGAGCCGTATCTTATGAACGATGCCCGTACTACAACCTGGGCCAACTTGTATAACCAATCTGTCGCTCGGATTAACACCTCTGACGAGGAATCCGAGTTTGCCGGTGTTCCCCTAGTTATGACCGTAACCACGAGGTAAAAAATGGCTGAATTTACTAACTATCTAGAAGATAAGATTCTCGACCATGTGTTGAGAAACGTCTCCTACACATCTCCTACTACTGCTTATCTAGGGCTCTTTACCGCAGCTCCTAGCGATACAGGCGGTGGCACAGAGGTCTCAGGCGGGTCTTATGCTCGCCAAATCCTGTCTGTAACTACTGCTTCCACGGGGATTACAACCTCTTCTGCGGACGTAAATTTCCCGCAGGCAACGGGTAGCTGGGGGACAATCTCGTATGTTGGCGTGTTTGATGCCCTGACATCTGGAAACCTTCTGATGTTTACGGCCCTCACGACTTCTAAGGTCATTGAGTCTGGCGACATCCTCAAAGTATCTAGCGGGAACCTCACCGTTACGTTGGACTAAATGGCACTTACTCTTGAAGATTTAGACCGCTTCGGGAGTCTTGACGATTTACCGTTTACCCTCGACTCAAACTGGGAAGAGGACGGGATATGTGGGCCATTTGCCCTTTATCACTTAGATTATTTCAACAGCAGCATTGACAATCTAGCCTTTTCGCTAGATGACCCTATCTGGGAGTCTCCAGATACCTGTATCACCCTGATTTACCAGCCGCAAAACATCTCTGCTACCGGGTCTGTAAGTGCAGACGCAAGCAGGGTAAAGGCGGTGGAAGGTAGTATTTCCGCGGCAGGTGATTTATCTACCGCAATTGTGGCAATCCGCACCGCATCAGGACAGATTTCTGCCTTGGGTAGCGTTTCTGCTGACGGAACGGCAGAACGGACAGTCTCAGGTTCAATAAATGGTGCTGGCGCGGTAGTTGCCGGTGCTACCAGAACCCGATTGGTAGACGGAAGTATCACAGCCGCGGGTAGTGTGGTGTCAGCCGCCACACGGATTACAGACGCTCTAGGGACTATCTCTGCAAGCGGAGATATGTCGGCAAGCGTAGCTCGCGTTCTAGGGGCTAGTGGGGCGATTTCTGGCTCTGCAACGGTCGTATCTGATGCAATACGGGTAAGGCTTGCAGACGGGTCAATTTCTGCCTCTGCCGATGTCTTTGCCAACGCAGGATTTGAGGCTAACTTTGATGCTGATTTCTCGGCCACAGGCTCGGTATCAGCAGGTGCAAACGCAACATTTAGCGGTAGAGGCTTAATAACTGCAAGCGGACTGCTTTCTGCCGTGCTTTATAAGTTTGGCGAGGAATGGTCAATAGTTGCAGATGAGGCTAATACTTGGACCGCCGCAACCGTCCAAAGCGATAATTGGACAACCATTTCAGACGATGCGAATACATGGACTCCCGTTGTGGCAGTCAATGATTCTTGGACAGAACAAGCAACAGGAAACAATACATGGCAAGCAATCGCGTAACTTTTGGGGAATGGCTACCTGACCAGCCCGGAGTGATTGGTGCTCTCACGACTGCCAAGAACTGTTACCCCCGCGCTGTGGGTTATGGCCCGTTCCCACAAGAGTCTGACTACTCTGCCGCCGCAGACTTAAATCTAAACAATGTGGTGGCCGCACGGGATACCTCGGGAAACACCAAAGTCTTTGCTGGTAGCGACACCAAGCTCTACACGCTAGATTCTGGCGACCTATCGCTAGACGATGTGTCAGGCACAACCTACACAAGTGCGTTGCGCTGGAGATTTACACAGTTTGGCAACAGGCTGATTGCTGGCAACGAAGCCAACACCCTGCAAGGCTATGATTTGACCTCTACGGGCGACTTTGCAAACCTAGCCTCGGATGCTCCGAAAGCTAAGTTTGTGACCGTGGTTCGAGACTTTGTGGTTACCGGCTACCAAAACTCCTACCCGTTTCGGGTTCAATGGTCAGGGATTAACAACGAAACAACCTGGGCAGCTTCCGGCACTACACAGGCAGACTCTCAGGACATCCCTGACGGTGGCGCGGTGCAAGGCGTTACGGGTGGTGAATTTGGTCTAGTGCTGCTTGAGCGAAGCATATTTCGGATGTCCTATCTTGGAACTCCGCTGATATTTCAGTTTGACAACATCGCCCGTAACCTTGGTTGCTACGAGCCAAATTCAGTTATCCAATGGCAACAGGTCACCTACTTCTTGGGTGATGACGGATTCTATGCCTGCGACGGCCAGAATGTCGTCAACATTGGTGCGGAGAAGGTAAACCGATACTTCTTTACCTCTTTACAAGAGGCAGAGATTGGGAACATGAGTGCCGCGGTAGACCCTGAGCGAAACCTCATCATCTGGGGATACCCGACAATTGACACAACTTATAGACTCTTGATTTACCACATTCCAACTAAACGCTGGTCCTATGCGGATACAGGCGTCAATAGAGTCTGTACGTCTGCCACGCCAAGTATTACGTTGGAAGGTCTAGATTCTTTTTCGGCAAGCATAGATGCTCTGTCATCGTCTTTAGACTCTCGTATTTGGTTAGGTGGAAAAATTAACCTGGCTGGCGTATCTGGTGCAAAAATCATCACATTCTCTGGCTCGCCAAAAACAGCAATTATTGACACATCTGACATTGAAGTAGACTCAGCCAATAAGTCCATGATTACCCTGGCAAGACCGATTGTGGACAACGGGTCGGGTTCTGTGGCCGTGGATTCGCGTGACCTGCTAAACGAAACCGTAAGTTTCCCAGCCGTGACTGCGGCAAACTCAGAAAACCGAGTCGGATTACGCTCTTTTGGCCGCTATCACAGACTACGGGTTACCCCTACAGGCGCAGATTGGAAGTCAGCAATTGGCGTTGATTTAGAAATCCAACGGGCAGGGATGCGCTGATGTTTCGTGTTCTACCGTATGCTGGAGCTACCCCACGGGAGATTTCCGAGGTAGTCAACAACCTGATGAACGGCAAGTCCAATAACACCGGGACTATTACGCTAAACACAGG